TGAGGATCCAAATTGAATATAATACCTATCTTATAAATGCCACGCCGCATTTCTTGTTTCAAATTGAAATTACAAAGCTCATTCCAAACGCATTCGCCATCAACCTTTCTTGTATCATAATCAATTGGTGATGGTCCCATGAAATTAAAGCACTTATATGCATTTTCGTATTGTTTCATTACATTAATAATATCCACACTACTCAACCATTCATTCGGGTTTTTCTTCCATTCATTCGGTGATTCTGGTGCAAATTCGTCCTTAACTAAATGATTCATTTGCCCTTTTGTAAAATCCTGCTTTAACCAACAAGATTCTTTATTACAGACATTACTCATATTTTGCTTTAACATTTTCCAAATTTCTTCTGGATTCTTCGAATGGATTTGTGCATCAGGATGCCTCTCATTCCACATATTTTTTAATTTGTATAAAATATCATCTGACAAACAAGAATACTGTTTTTTATGCTTTTTTCTCGCAGTTGGACTACAACTTAATTTTACTATTTTATCATACTTCATTCGATAAGTATCATGCTTTGAATGAAGGATTTTATTATATATTTGTTTTCTGTTATTGGACTGCGGATGAATCCCTTTGCTCAACTTTTTCAAAGTTGACGTTGTTCTTCTAGTTTTGGTTCTGGTTCGTGTCTTGGACCGGATCCCTCCTAACGCATAATTCCGCATTTGTCTTTGCGATTTTCGTGTCTTTGTCGTGCGTCTTTTCATATTTATTGGTGATATTATTATTTTTATGATAAGAAACACCCTTTGTTTTCAATATAGGATTATCCAATTGGATCTCTTTTTGGAGAGGGAACTGGTTAATTTCTTCTGGTTTATTCTTATTTACTTTCATGAAATTATTAAATAGAGTTGGTGTAGTAGGTTGTTTTAAAAATAAAGATTTATATTTATCTTCGGCAGTCAGAGAAATAGAATTGAATGAATCTTCATTTTCTAATTCGTCTTTAACTTCATCTTCAATTTCTTCTAATGAATGTAACCCAATATAATCTTCTTGAAGAATATCAGTCTTATCTATCGTCTTAAAGTATTCGATCATGGTTTCTAAATAATTATCAAATGCATTTACCAAATAATCAGGATAATATCTATCTTCTTCATTTGTTGCTTTATGACTCATGAAATATCTGGTCATATCATTAATCCGCTTTTGATAAAATATCTTATCCTTGCTAATATTTTTTGCAGCATTAATACTTTTTATATTCTGATATTTCTTATAATCTCGTTTATTCATTAGATATTCCAATGTAATCTCTGATATTTTGCTAAACTGAGAATAATTATCTTCAATTATTTCATTTGTTTCAGTGTTTTCATTTTCTACCATATTCCTTATATATTGCTTTTATTTTTCAATCTCAACCCCAACCCCAACCCCAACCACACTATTTGAACCACTTTTGGAAAAGTAAATTTAATTACATTTTCGTTGTTTTCCAGTTAATTCTTTAGTTTGATGTCGAGTGCTATTATTAAAAGTCAAATGACCCATATTTTCTGGATTGGGATTAAATCCAGGGAACTTTTCTTGTTGAAAAAGACCACTAAAAGGTTGAACAACATGTTTCGATTCCGTGTTATATTGATACAAATCACTTGTGCTATTTGGAACGTAGACAGCCTGACTACATTTTTGTAAAGCATATATTTGATTTCTCAATTCCGACTCGACATTGATATTACTTGCAAATCCAGACCATGGTGATTGTGTATTTCCTGGATTAAATACTTTATTTGTATTATAAGTCGGCTGTTGTTGTATTGGAACCTTGCTTGCTACACGTGGATCAACAATTGGTAGAAGAGAATACTTTGTCATCACCGGACGTATATTTAAATAAGGTTGTAACATTTGCGATGGCAGATTTCTGTCATATAATCTGTCATTTGTTTCTTTTTGTAATGTCGAATGACAAATATGTTTGTAATAATCATTTGCTATTTGCTGTGATTCAATCGATGCCATAATATTATAAGATATTTAATATTATAGAAATAACACGGTTATTATTTTATTTTCGATGCAGTCTTCTTTTACTTTTTCTTCTCTTTGTTTTACGCCTCTTAGATTTCTTAGATTTCTTTGTTTTTTTTGTTTTTTTTGATTTTCTATGTCTTCTTCTTCTTGATTTGCCACCTCCTCCAGATTCCTCTCCGTAATCATCCTCATCTCTTCCATGTGATCTTTCCTGATTCATTTTATGTAAGTTGAGTTTCTCTCTTTCTTCTTTTTCTCCTAATTGTCCTTCCTCTTCTTTATGACCCATTTATAATATAAAAACATATAATATTTCTTCAAACAGGTTAAATATTCATTATGATAATATAAATATATGTGTGGTATTTTCTCTCTTTTAAATAATGATGAAATTTTTTCAGCGAAAGAAGTAAATGATGCTTTTCAAAAAGGAAAAGGTAGAGGACCAGAAGACTCTCAATTAGAACGAGTTAATATATTATGTGATTTTGGATTCCATCGATTGGCAATAAATGGTTTAAATACAGAATCAAATCAACCCATCATGATCAACGATATTACTCTCATTTGTAATGGAGAAATATACAACTACAAAGAACTATATCAATCACTCTCTATTGAACCAACAACAGATAGTGATTGCGAAGTCATCATTCATTTATATTTAAAATACGGAATTGAATATACTTTACAACAGTTAGATGGTGTATTCGCTTTTATTCTATGTGATTCTCGTCTAACGAATGAAGATTCTAAAGTATATATTGCCAGAGATCCATATGGTGTTCGCCCATTATATTATATGGAACCTATTCCTATCGTAGATTCCACATATCAAACTAGTATATGGTATCGAACAAGCAATTTATTTGCATTCGCATCGGAAGTAAAAAGTCTGGTTGAAATATATAATTACCTGAATGATACACATCACATTGTTCATTTTGAACCAGGAACGTATAGTGTTTTTTCTCTCCCTTTTACAGTTTCACCTAAATGGTTTCCAATAATAAAGAACCGTCATTATCATTCCGTTGGATTCATTTCTCATACATTATCAACTGAATACAAAACAGAAGAGATTTATGACAATATCCGTAATCTGCTTTGTTCTGCCGTTCAAAAACGAGTCCTTAATACGGAACGACCTATTGCATGTCTTTTATCAGGTGGACTTGATAGCAGTCTAATTACTGCTTTGGTGAATTATTATCGTTCAGAGAAAACTCCATTGGAGACATATAGTATTGGATTAGAAGGATCTGAGGATTTGCGAAATGCCCGCATTGTTGCCGAGTATTTGGGAACGAAACACACAGAAGTTATACTTACAGAAGCGGAATTTGTTGACGCAATTCCAGAAGTGATACAGACAATTGAAAGCTATGATACGACGACGGTAAGAGCATCTATTGGAAATTATTTATTAGCAAAATATATTGCTGCAAATAGTAGTGCTAAAGTGATTTTCAATGGAGACGGTTCCGATGAAGTATGTGGTGGATATTTATATATGGGTTGCGCACCTTCAGCTTTCGACTTTGATTATGAATGTCGGCGTTTACTTACAGATATTCATAAATACGACGTTCTTCGGTCAGATAAATCCATTTCGAGTAATGGATTGGAACCAAGAACACCTTTCTTGGATCGGTCATTTGTTCAATATTATTTAAGTATTCATCCACAAATGCGATTTCATACGAAAAATAATGTGTGTGAAAAATATCTATTGCGACGCGCATTTGAATTATTCGATAATAATGGCAAATCATTGTTACCTAGCAATATTTTATGGAGAAGAAAAGAGGCATTTAGTGATGGTGTTAGTAAAGTGAGTCGTTCACTTTTTACGATTATTCAAGAACATGTTGATAAACTAGAGTTTCCATCTCACAATAATATTACACATAATCCTCCAACAACAAATGAACAAAGGTTTTACCGCAATTTGTATGATACATTTTATCCCAATATGGCTGAGCTTGTACCCTATTTTTGGATGCCGAAATGGGTGAAAACTATAGATGCCAGTGCGAGAACATTATCGATTTATTAAATTATGATTCTTTACACATTCTTTACAGGTTTAAACTTTTTTATATAATAGTCATAATTCATTGCTAATAGAATGTATTGAAAAAATCCTAATCCATAATTAAGTGGAACACAATTAGAATCCGGAATAAATATATTATACAGATCTATCTTATTATGATATGTATATTTCAATAAACCAACATAGTTAACAAAACCGAAAATAATTATAATAATAATCAATGCAATAATAATATGATTAAATAAAGTCATGTAATAAAATTGTTCAGGTTCAACTTTGAAT